GTGGAAACAGGTCTCCTACACCAACGACACGCCGTCTCTCGGCTCCATCCCGGCTGAGCACGACTGGACCTGGCTCGGGTTCGTCGGCGGGTACTTCGTCGCCTTGACCGAGCAGAACGACATCTTCATCAGCAAGTACGAGGAAGGGTCCGCCGTCACCTCGGTAGAGTACCATCCCGAGGTCCCGTCGCCCGAGACCAACGAGCTTACCATCTACGGCGAGCCCTGGGTCTACGGTCGTCAATACGCCCTGTATCCTCGAGGTACCCTGAAGATCCAAGAGGTCAACGGCTATGAGGAGACGCCTCCCGACGATTTGCCCTACCGCATCGGCATCACCTACACGAGATGCAACATCTTCGGGCCCACCGAGGCGGCTCCCGTCAAGTACTTCTGGGTGAACCATCCCACGACCGAGTGGTCCACCTTGTGCTACCTCGCCATCGACCATTACGCGAAGAAGGAGGAGGGATTCGATGCGCTCGAGTTCTACTACGTCGAAGGGGAGGCGCAGGACCCTGCGTTCTTTTACCGACTCGAGTTCGATCTTGACGGCGATGATCCTCGCAGCAGCTTTCATTGGACTGGTTACAATGTCAACACGGACATGTGGACTGTGGCCAACCTGAGCGTCCCGACGAAGAACTACACCGGCGGGGTGAAGGCGCAGTACGCCACGTCCATCGACGGTCGCGTGTACTTCTGGGGAGAGCAAGGAAGCCTCGACCGGCTCTACATCGGAGGCAACGCGGGCAACGAGCTGTCCGTCTCGACGGGAACCGGAGGCGGGTTCGCGGACTGCGACCCTGGGCAGGGCAACCGCATCCGAGTCGTCGCCAAGTACAAGACCCAGTCCGGCAACAACATCGTGACCCTGCTCTGCGACAACGCGAACTCCCAACACGAGTACCGTTACAACCTGGTGGAGAACAACGTGTCGCTCTCGACCGAGCAATCGGTCAAGGGATGGCAGACCGAGCACGTCTCCGGTGCTGTCGGCTGCAAGTCCCCTTATGGGGCCACAGTCGCAGCAGACGGCCTCTACGCCGTGTCTCGCTACGGTCTGGCACTTACTACCTTGACCATGGAATACAACTCTCAGATCCGGGCACAGTACGTCTCAGACGCCATCGAGCCGGTGTTCCTCGACCAGTTGGGCGTGGGCTTCTCGGATGCGGTGCTCTACGAGATCAACGACACCCTGTACCTTGTGTTCGGGGCGTCCGCCGATTCGAGCGACTGGCTCGAGGGAATCGTGTTCTGCTACGACATCAACGGCAAAGCCTGGTGGACGATGACCTTGGACACGACCGAGCCGATCGTCAACATAATCCCGCTCGACTACGAGAGGAGCCGCGAGGGCCTGCTCGTCCTGACCGAGACCCATGCGGACTTCGTCCCGCTCACCATGATGGACAAGCCCGACGAGAAGTCCCATCAGGTCGACTTCTACCTACAGACGGGATGTATCGGGACCACGCAGCCTTTGAACGGTCTTCAGAACCTCGTGCAGTTCGAGTTCCGCTTCGACTACTTCTGCGGCGACATGACCGTCACGCTGGAGGGAATCGACCAGCTTGGGCGCAAAGTTACCACGACCAAGAGAATCCACCATGACGACGTGGTCTGGAACTGGGCCGAGTACATGAGGATCGACCTCAAGCTCGAGAGCTACACGCTGTCCTTCAAGGGCCACGCCCGCTTCAGGATGACTCACTTCATGGGCAAGACCTTCAACATAACGAACAAGCGCGGCATCGTCTGGGGCTTCGACTCCTCCCAGGGACGCCACACCGCAAACGACATCCGCGTCTACGTCAAAGACTACAACGATTTGAAACGAGCAATTATTCCCTAAGGAGGAGATATGGGTTACAGACAGTTGAAACCGCCCGAGCACCATCATCGCAGGGACATGGACAACAAGGCGACCCCCGGCAGGATATTCCTCGAGCCTGGGACCACAGCCCTGTTCTCGGTCCCCTGCTGGTATCGGATGGTCGGCTGGCCTATCCAGGTTCACGGCCACGACCGCATGTTCCACGACCACATCGGATGGCCCTCGCCCGACCATCCCGACCACAGCTGCCAGGCGTGGGACTTCGACCACAGCTGTTGTATGCATCATCATGCGGTGTGCGAGCCGAAGCGATGCCATGACTACATCGATATGTGCAAATTGTGGCCGATCCACCTGACGAAGGAGGGGTACACGGCCTGGTGTGATATAAACGATGTCCCGATCCCGGACGTCATCCAGCTCCGTTACCCTTCGCTTAACTGGGCTTCGCCTTCATCGAGCGACCTTCAGAAGGCTTACGACACCATGGGCGACGATGAGTTCGCTGTCTATCGCAAGTGGTATCTGAGCAAGAAGATGGTAGTGAATGCTGAAGCAACTATTAGAAAGAATAAAGACTGGATCATCGATATCGTACTTGCCGCCTCGGGTGCGGATACCGATCTCCCCGGATTTGATATGGCTGACAAGTTCCTTACTGTTGGAGTCTCCCGCAGCTTCGATAACTCGAAAGAAACCAAGCGAGAAGTAGCGGGCAAGTACCTCGTCTCCGTGGCGAACCCGAATGGCCAAAGCTCGACGTTGGGGCCGGCATGAGGGTGACCGACGCACGGCAGCCTATCGTGGTTCTCGGTGGGGTCTACCCGCAAGAGCGCGTTGCCGTGAGAAACGGCGAGTCCACCTCGTTCATAACCATGCTCTACTCTGAGAAGCCTTCCTCCCTGATGTCGGTCTCCTACCACGAGTACGGCCCGATCGTCGCAGGCGAGCCCGGCTACGAGCGCACGGCCTGGGATGCGGGTTACATCTACCGCGTGCCCTTGAACCAGGAGCAGTGGGACTACGTCGAGGTTCTGTTCGACTTCGGCGACTGGCTCCCCGAGTACACCGACCAGCGGGACAACGTGGAGCTCGAGGTGTCCAAGGTCTTGGAGGACGACTGGAAACTCCACTTCAAGGTGAAGCCCCGGCTCACCGTGGAGCTCGACCATGCCCGAGACTTGCCCTTCGCGGTGCGGTTCACCTCCGCCGATGGTATGCTGTCTACTATAGTAGCTACGGGGAAGATCGTGATCTACAACCATGACCAGCCCTGGAAACCATAAAGGAGGAACAATGAATGAATGCTATCCCCCCGCACCTGGACACGACCCGCACGAGCTCAGCTGCGAGGAATACCATCATCGACACCCGATCGACAGGGCTGCTCCCGACTGCGACGACCAGCTTCCTACGATCTCCACGGTCGGCAGGGGCCCGCAGGGTTACGGGTACAAGGTTGAGATCTCCGATCCTGACACTTGCACGGAGACATACCTGGAGGGTTTTCTGTACGACCCTGTCACGGGAGAGTATAAATCCGAATGGAAGAGCGAGAACATCAACGGCGGTGAGCTGTCCTATCAGTACAACCTGAGGCCGCACACGATTCCCCGCACCTTCACCATCACGTTCATCTACCGACGTCCGGGCAGATGCGAGTGGTCGTGGACGACTCCCGCGATCCCTTACGTGTGGACGCTCGACCCGGCAGGCAAGCCCGACGAGGACCCGGACCATGTGGTCGGCTCGGGCATCGCAACGCTGCTCGTGAAGACCTGCCACGAGGGTGACTGGAACTACGAGCCAACTCCCGACGGATTCGACAAGGAGACCGGCAAGAGCCATCACGAGCGCCTGTGGTACCCGATGGGTCCGGACGGCGAGCGGACCACCCGCGACCAGTTCAACGCTCCCCTGGCGGAGGAGGGATGGTCGGCTACGCTCGTGTTCGGCCGAGGCAACGGCGAGATGGGCGGTACGATCGACGTCCCCGACTTCGACGATTTGGCGAATTGGATGGGCATGTCCAAGCAGGACATCATCTACAACATCCTCGACAAAGGCGAGGCCACGTTCCCCGACGGGATCGACGCTACCGACTACACCGACTGGATCCTGAAGCACATGCACAAGGACATGGGCTTCTTCGAGGGCGGCCTCGGCCACGACTGGGACGACGACTTCGGCGGATGCGGCAACATCAAGGACTACATCGACTGGGCCATCGAGTACGCGATCAAGCACATGACGACGACCGGCGACAGCAAGTTCAACAACCTGCTTCCGAAGCCGGTGCGCTACGTCTCGGGCGACGACACGAAGGACGATACGAACTCGGACATCGTGTACGACAAGCAGCTAACTGATGCTGACGTGGTCTCGGGCAACAAGACCATCAACGTCAACGGGTCCGGCACGGTGTCCGCCAAGTGGGTCGTCATCAGAAGCGAGATCGGCATGGCCCTCGGCAAAGTCTCTATCGCGAACCCGCTGTCTACCGGCGTCACGTTCAACATCTCCTTCGACATGAACGCCTTGAAGTGCTACGAAGAAGTGTACGATCCGGAAGGCAAGCCCCTCAAGGGCACGATCCTGCCTGCCCGCTCGTATCCGTCTTGGCAGTGCGGCATGTCCCGAGGGGACGGCACGACCTGGATCCGCGACTTCTCCGGCTCCATCAACGGTTCCTGCCCGGACGGCAGCGTGAGCGGCTCCTGTTACATCCCGTACACCAACAACTGCACCGGCGGGAACTACGCCGACCTGACCATCGGAGGCTACCGGTCCGGCGACCAGAACGCCACCATGTACTGCACCGGCCATCTCGATGCAGGCCAGATGATAAACCTTACTGTCCCGTACTTCTTCGGCAACTACTAGGAGGTGATTGCATTGTTTCCACACGAACCATATTCAGGCCATCATCCTGCTCCTTATTGGCTACGCGATGATTGTCATTCTAAGCACTACGTCGAGCCAGACATGCTAGCCCACGGATGCGACGACATGCTGCCTCTGATCTCCTCGATCGGGCGCGGTCCGCAGGGCCCCGGAGTCACGGCGACCATCCTCAAGAACACGGCAACCGACTTCATGTTCGCGCTTATCGACGACGAGACCGGCGAGCAGTTCTTCCAGTCCCCGAACCTGGCCCCGACCATCGTATCGGTCTCGGCTCCCGACCACGACCCTGTGGCGGGCGAGGCTTACCCTATCACGTTCCATATGCGTCGCGGCACGGATGTCGAGGAGTACACGGTCGAGATGCCTCCGGGGGCTACCGGCTCGCTCATCTACCTGCTCGAGGACCCGATCAAGTTCAAGGTCCCGCCCGACGAGTGGACCGACAAGCCGCAGGTCGAGACGAACATGTGGACCGAGTTCGGCAAGCTCTACGACGAGACCTTCACGACGACGGTGGACCACCTGCTCATCTACGGTCGCAGCGATTGGAAGGGCAAGCCTTTCCCCCGCGTGAACGACATCGTCGTCTGCCCGTACTACGCCGAGAAGGACGACGGCTACTCGATCGGCATGAGCTTCGGCACCATCGAGGCGGTCGAGAACGGCACCGTCGTATGGACCTCCCGCTCGTTCATCCCGTCGAGCGACTTGTCTCTTTCCGACAAGGGGACATGGGTCGTCAACGGTCGCGACTCCGGCTTCGTCGCTCGCGGCGAGAAAGGAGACAAGGGCGACAAGGGCGATACCGGTGCCGCACCCGAGATCCAGATCGGAACCGTGTCTTCCTCGATGACGGCGAGCGCAGACGTCCGTCTCGTGAACAAGGCCCTGAACCGCTACGCCTTGGACCTCTGGCTTCCCCAGGGACCTCGAGGTCCTCAGGGCTACAAGGGAGCGGACGGCAAGGACGGCGAGGACGGCCTGCCCGCATCCCTCGAGCTCGGGGACGTCAAGGAGACCACGCAACCCTACGCCAAGCTCTCGCAGATATCCCTCAAGGAGAACACGTGGAAGCTCGATCTCGGCCTTCCCCGAGGCGCAGACGGCAAGTCGATCAACATCCAGGGCGGCATCTACGACATCGCGGATCTGCCCGACTTCGACGAGACTCCCGTCAACGACGCGTTCATCGTGAACGACGGCGACAACCGCTTCGACCTCTACATCCGCGGATTCTACCCGGTGATGGCGGAGGACGGAGGCCCTTGGACGGTCGTCGAGAACTGGCAGGGCATCCAGGGCTACAGCACCCGCTGGCTCCAGGAGCCCTACCTCCTGTCCGACGAGCCGCTGCACATCCCCGTGAACCGCGTGGACGTGATGCTCACGCCTTCCCTGAACGTCATGGACGGCGACTTGGTCATCGATAGCGACTTCTGCATCGGTGTGATATCTTCGTCTACGGACCACAGCGGGGACTACGTCGTCACACGAGTGACGAGCCGTATGTTCGATTGGGTGACCTCGATAGACGACCGTCTCACTATCGTTGAGAAGGCGTTGCAGGAGAGAGCCACCGACGCGGACATCGACGCGATGTTCCCCGAAGGCGGCGAGACCGAAGGGAAGTGTCATTGCGTGCACGCTACCGACAACGACATCGACCTCATGTTCGGCGAGGGAACCCCCGATCCCGAACCTGATCCAAGCCAACCGACCGAGCCGAGCGATCCCGACGACGACTGCGGGTGCGGATGCGAAACCGCCACCGACGCCGACATCGACGAGATCTTCGACGAGGTCTTCGGCAAGTAATGCAAGTCAGCAAACGAAAGGAAACCACTATGGCTGACGCAAACAAGATCGTTTACCTTCCGCAGCTTCAGCGCTACGATCAGAAGATCAAGGCGTGGGTCGAGGCGAAGAAGTACCTCACCGAGGCCAAGGCCTCCGAGACCTACGTGACCAAGGCCGCTCTCGCGACCGAGGTCCCGCTGGCGAGCGCGACCGCGGCAGGCAAGGTGTTCGCCGCCGCCGCCGCCGAGGCCGACGCCTCCAAGGGCGAGGTCAAGTACAAGGAGGGCACCGGCCTCATGCTGACCTCCCTTGCGGCCAAGTCCGTCGGCTACGAACAGCTCGCCGACGAGGTGGCCCTCGACCTCAACGACATGTCCACGCAGCTCGACGACATCGCTGCCGACAAGACCATCGTCAAGGCGGTCGAGGCTACCGGAGCCACCGCTTCCATCGCGGATAACAAGCTGACCATCACGGTCCCGACGCCCGAGAAGTACACGCTTCCCGAGGCTACGGAGACCACCCTCGGCGGCGTGTACGCCGCTAAACCCGGCGAGGCCGATGAGGTTATCGGCAAAGTCTTCTACCGGAGCGGAACGGGCCTGTTCCTCTCGTCTTGCGCCGTCGACTCCCTTAAGAAGACTTGGCTCGATCCCGATGTCCAGGCTACGCTCGACAGCGTCTCCGGCAAGGCGAACTCCTCCGACGTCTACGCCAAGACCGAGACCTACACCAAGTCCGAGGTCGACGACAAGGTCTCCGCTGCCCTGACGAGCGCCATCGTCCCGAAGGGCTCCATCGCCTTCGCCAGCCTGCCTGCCCCGGCTGCCGCGAACCTCGGCTTCATGTACAACGTGACCGACGCGTTCACCACGACCGACTCCTTCGTCGAGGGCGCTGGCAAGGCATACGCCGCAGGCGCGAACGTGTACGTAGTCAACACCGGCGAGGGCGGCTACAAGTTCGACGTGTTCATGGGCTTCGTCGACCTGTCCGGTTATCAGCTGAAGGCCGACATGCCCGCAGCTGCCACCGACGCGGACATCGATGCAATGTTCGCGTAAGCACCCTGGTCATTGGCTAAAGCAAGGCTCCTGTGGGTATAATGCTCGCAGGAGCCTTTTCATTATTTAAAGGAGGACACAATGGCTGAAGATTCCTACATCAACGTTAAACAAATGAATCGGGCCGTCACTAAAATAAAAGAACTAATCAGAAGCTCAGCTGGAACTTCTTCGATCTGGAAACCGTCAAAAACAGCTGGCGAGTTCTATAAAGCAGACGATGCTCCGACGGCTACCAATGTCGGTAAGTTCGATGGTTATCTTTATGCTACTCGGGTTTACAACGCAGTTTACAATGACTATGCAGAACTCTTCTTTTGCAAGGAGCCGATCCCAGTCAATCATCTTGCCTACATAACGGAAGAAGGTTGCGCCAAGATGGGCAACCCGAAACTCGTTATCGGCATTGTCTCTGATTGTTATGGACATCTTCTTGGAGGTAATGGCAATCCAGATGATCCTAGCTATGTTCCAATTTCTCTCGCTGGCAGAGTTCCGCTAGAGATAAAAGGAGAGGTCGAACTTGGCGACCTCGTCGCAGCTCGGAGCGATGGTCTTGGCGAAAAAGCTAATGATAATACTCCTCGTGGTCAGATTGTTGGCAAGGTTGTAGGAAAAGACCCTAGGAACCGAAAAAACTATTATGAAATTTTAGTAGGTGGTTTTTAATGGCTAATGAGTATTTGACAGCTGAAGCTTATAACAAACTGCTCGATAGGGTAAAATCGGAAATTACTCGTCGTAGAGCCTCCTATGGGTGTCCAACCGGGTTTGTTAATAACGCAAGAAACGCTGTCAACGCGCAAACCACAGCAAGCGTCGGGGCTATCGCAACAGAAGTACTCGGTGATCAAATCGATGCTGTTCTTGTTGAGATTAATGATTTTCAAACAGAAAACTATTCAAAAAGCAACATGCCAGCATCTCGGTTTATCAAAGATTATGCGAAGAAAGAAGCTTTTGTAACTAAACTTGAAAAAGAAACTGTTACCGGATCCTCCTCTTCATGCCGAGCAACTTGTACCGGTTTATGTACAACAGGATGTTTCTCTGGGTGTTCGGGGTGCAGTGGATGCAGTGGCGGCTGCACCTCCTGTTCTGGTCACTGTGGGAATACTTGTTCGTCAACCTGCAAAAATGCCTGCACCTCTTGCGGAAAAGTCTGCTCTTCCGGATGCGCTAACGGGTGTTTCGCTGCTTGCAACAATGGCTGCGGTGCAACATGCGGATCCACTTGCACAGGATGTTATGGATCCTGCTATACGTCTTGCAAAGATGGCTGCAATAGCTGCGGTGGGTCTTGCGCTTCCGGGTGTAGCTGCTGTTATGGATGCTCTGAAACGTGCGGTTCGTCTTGTTCAACATGTGGAGATTGTACAGGGGGCTGTTCAAGTAAATGCTATGGGGCGTGTGCAGCCGGATGTTCTTCTAGCTGTAAGAACTGCGGAGCCTGCGACAACACCTGTAAGGGTTGCAGTGGTTGCAGCGGTGGATGTCAAGGAACTTGTTCGAGCACTTGCATATCAGGTTGCGAAGGTTCGTGTAAAAACGGATGCGCTAACTCATGCGGCCATGCGTGTTCCGGAAAATGTTCTGGCGGGTGCAGTTCCTATTGCGCTGGATGCTCCGGATGCGGTGGCTGCTCTGGATGCAGTGGGTGTTCGGCATCGTGCACGAGCTCTTGCACATCATCTTGCAGCACTGATTGTGTTGGAACTTGTTATGGTAAAGTATCAGTTGCAATATAAAAGCGAAAAGGAAGGAAATAAAAAATGAAACAACTTACTATTGATGTTTCGCAAAAAGCCGTTGATGAACTTCAGAGAGCCGACCTTGAACTTCAGGCTCGTCGAGCTGTCATCGATCGTTTTCTTGACCGCCATATGAGCGACGAAGACTCATCATGTATAGACTCAAAACCGTTCAATCATTTTATGTCCAAGCTTGCCGAATCTGAAGCTGAATTCGAATTAGCAAAACAAGCTATTACCGAGACCTACGTTCCAGACTACCTCGAAGGTCATCAAACTGAATGGAATCTTGACTATGCAACAAAGGTTTTAACCATCAATATCCTTTGTGACTGCGATATTCCTGAACTTGACAAGGAATAACATGAAAAGATTCGAACAATATCAAGATACGATTGCTCGACTTTATCCATCTCCCGAAATTCAAGGACAGAACTATGACAAAGTTCTATCAAAACCAATTACGTTTTGCGTGACAAATGCTTGCCAACTCCGTTGCAAGTATTGCTATGAAACACACAAAGGCAATTCTTACATGAAGTTCGAGACAGCGAAAAAATTTATCGATCTTCTTCTGTCGGGCGATAAAGGAATGGATAAGTACATCTCCCCGCAAAATTCTCCGGCAGTTGTTCTTGAATTTATCGGTGGAGAACCGTTTATGGCTATCGATCTTATCGATCGAATTACTGACTATTGGATGGACCGGACCACCGACTTAATGCATCCATGGGCCGATAAGTTCATGATCTCTATTTGTTCGAACGGAGTAGCTTACTTCGATCCAAAGGTTCAAGCTTATCTTAACAAACATAAGAATCATCTCAGCTTCAGTGTTACCATTGACGGAAACCAGAAGCTCCATGATTCTTGTCGGGTTTATGCAGGAACAGACAGAGGCTGCTATAAAGAAGCTATGGCCGCTGCACAAGATTGGGTAGGCAAAGGTCAGTATATGGGTTCTAAAGTGACTTTGTCCCCAGAAAACATTAAGTACATGTATGAAGCCATTATTCACATGATCGACAATGGCTACGAAGAAATTCTTGGAAACTGCGTTTATGAAGCGAATTGGACTAACAAGGATGCCTTGATCTTTTATAAGCAAGGTAAAAAACTTGCAGATGAATTTCTCCGACGTGATCTAGATTTTGAAAACAAATTCTATTGTTCGCTATTCGAAGAGAATTTTTTTAAGCCAAAAGATCCTGATGATATTCAAAACTGGTGCGGCGGCAATGGAGTCATGATTGCCTGCGATTGGGATGGAGAAATCTATCCATGCATTAGGTATATGGAAATGTCGCTTGGCAAGGATCAGCCGAAGCTTCCAATCGGAAACGTTGACGACGGATTGATGCAAACTGAAAAGCAGAAACTTGTAGTTGAGCAATTACACTCGATCAATCGAAGAACTCAATCAACAGACGAATGTTTTTTCTGCCCAATTGCAGAGGGATGTTCTTGGTGTTCTGCTTGGAATTATCAACTTTTTGGGACTCCAGATAAAAGATGTACGCGAATCTGCCCGATGCACAAGGCTCGAGCATTGTTTAACTATTACTTCTGGAATAAATATTATATAAAATACGGAATAAGCAAAACAATGAAAGTCAACATTCCAGAAGAATGGGCTCTAGAAATTATCAGTAAAAAAGAGTTTGAAGAAATAAAAGATCTTGAATTGAAAGAAAGGTAGAAAAATGAAAATTCAACTTGCGACCGGAATTGATCTTGGTGTAACTAGCGTCAGCCAGATGTATCGAAGCACGGAGACCGATGATGGTGAGTTTGCTTACACCATTAACATCCTCATTCGCAATCCCGAGAAGTCTCTTGATGAATACAAACAGATGTTTACCAACGATTCCGTAAAGTCTATTGCAGTTAAATCTTCAACTGACAAAACGCTTTCGACAATGGCGGGGAGCGAAGTCTTCGCTGTCTCTCAGGATTTTACCGATGCTGACGTCACTGTATCAATCGCTATCAAATAAAATCAAGGAGCGATTATATGTCTTTCAAGGAAGCAGTGAAGAACGTCACCAAGGGTGGTAAATACAGCAAGAAGGAGGCGGCGGCCATCGTGGCCTCGGCTTCCCGCAACGCGTCTCCCGCTGCCAAGAGAAAGAACCCGAAGCTCAACCGCGTGAAGTGATATAATCCCTCTTGGTTATCCATGCTGAAACAGCAGTCCGGTGTCTCGCCCTGGGCTGCTGTTTTATTTTCCCCAACCATGAGATAATCTCCTTAGAAGACGAACCCGTCGAATAGGAGACGATATGGAAATACTGACCCAGCTTCTACCGGAGGTCGTGTGCGGCGTGCTCGGTGCCGTTGGCGCGGTGTTCAGCTACACCCACAAGATCTCGCACAGACTCACTAAACTTGAGACCAAACTCGCTGACCTCGATAAAAAAGTAGACAAGCACAACAACGTCATCGAGCGAACGTACATCCTCGAAGGCAAGGTCAGCGCGTTAGAGAACCAGTAAGGAGGTGAATCAGCATGAAGACCATCGATTGGGCGAGCCGTGTGTCTAACAAGACTTTCTGGGTTGCCATGATCCCTGCCGTGATCCTTCTGGCCCAGCAGGTGGCGGGCATCTTCGGGATCACCCTCGACCTCGGCACGCTTCAGGACCAGCTCGTGTCCCTCGTGGGCACGGTGTTCGCCGTCCTCGCCATCCTCGGCATCGTCGCAGACCCGACGACCCCGGGCGTACGCGACATCAAGGGCGAGCAGGGACAAGAGGAGGAGTAGATGGAAGACGAAGTCGAGCTCATGAAACAGTACGAGACGGCGGACGGGCCATCCGATGAGCACGAGGTGGAGGTGATCGAGTATGCCGACAGCGAACGACGTGCTCGCGATCGCAGCTGGTGAGATCGGATACAGCCGTTGGGACGACCCGAACCAGGGAACCAAGTACGGAAGATGGTACGCGGGCTACACGGGCGACAGCTACTACGGGACGAACGGCGTACCCTATTGCGCGATGTTCACGTCTTGGGTATTATTCAACGCTGGTGTAAGTGCTGAGGGCCTGCCAGGAGCTTACGTGCCCTGGATTCTCTCAGCCAACCGCGATGCAGGAAGGCTGGTTTACAATGAAGACGCTCTTCCTGGCGATCTCGTTATGTTCGATTGGAATCATGACGGCGTTGCTGACCATATCGGATTGGTGGAAGTGAACCATCCCGACGAAGGCTGGATGCAAACGGTCGAAGGAAACACCTCCCCCGGCACATCCGGTTCCCAATCCAACGGCGGCGGAGTCTATAGACGCGCACGCAACTACTCGAGCATCATCGGCGTGGCGCGTCCCTACTACAACGAAGATTCAGGAGATGATGACGAGATGACCGAAGAACAGGCGAACTGGCTGTGGACCTGCATGAACCAGCTCACGAGCGGTTACGACCCCACGGGCCGCGACGTCAACATGAACGACCACGACCATCTCAAATGGATCGCGGCGAAGCAGGCGAAGATGGAGGCGAAGCTCGACGCCATCTGCGAGGCGCTGAACCTCGACCCGTCTGCGATTGAAGAGAAGAAGTAAAGCGGTTATACTGGCAACAGGTAGTTTCCGTCTACCTTCCTTCCTTCGACTGGAGGCTCGGGGAATTCCTTTCTCCATGCAGACAACACGCAAGCTGTCCTAACGTACCTTCGCACCCGAGCCTCCGAAAAAAAAACAAAGCCCTCGGTTTCCCGGGGGCTTATCTGTTTTACCAGTCGCTCGAGTAGCGAGGCGTTCCCTGACGCGGGTCGGGCTTTCGCTTCTGCGACAGCTTGCTCGGCCTCATCCATGCTGGCAGTCCCTCGTACTTGTCCGGTTGATCTTCTCCCCAAGCAGGGTAGCGCAGGGGCATGTCCTTCGGTCCTCCGTCGTTGGTGCGTATATACGGTAGCTGCTCGATCATCTCGGCGCAGTACCTGCACCCATCCATTATATGACTATATCTATCATGCTTGGGAGACGCGGCCCAGTCGTCCACAGAGCTGAGCTCTTTGTACTCCCAGGACTCGAAGCACTCCATCACCCAGTCGCATTTGTCCGAGTTGATGAGCATGTTGGGTAAAAGCTTGCGGACCCGGTTGATGCCGTCTGCCACGTAGGTCCTCTCGAGCTTCCGCCACTGGATATTCGGGAACATCTGGCGGCATTCCTCGAGCGGCGAGTGCTGCGAGCCCGAGCGGTCGGAGTCCCACGGCAGGCAGGCTGCTCGGATGAGGTGGAAGTATGGGCGACGTGCGAGCTCCTGAACGCACTCGACGACTGCCTTGCGGTTGTCCTCGTAATAGTCGTAGACGAACATCTTGCCATCGATGTACTGGAACACGATGCCAGCCGTCCAGTCCGACTGCTTGTCCTTGGACGAGATGTCCCATGCCATGTAGACGGGCTTGTCGGTTCTCAGGTTGAACGGGGCGAAGCGGCCTTCCTTGCGCAGGACCTCGATGCCGGGGTAGACAAGGCCCGCGTTCACCGCGAGGAACTCGCACATGAACTCCTGGCGGAACATGTTGTCGTTGCCGTGAGCGCGGATGTAACGCTGTCTGACGGCCTCTAAAGCCTCGGGAGTCCAAAGCTTCGAACCATCCGAGAGCAACGCTTGGTCGGCCCTTACGACGTCTACGTAGACCCTGCCATGGGCGCCAGGCCATTTGCTTGGGTCATCCTCTCCCGTGTAGGTTCGGAGCATGTCTGCCGCGATGTTGTTCATGCCGCGCGGAGTGAAGTTGAAGTTGACCGACAGAGGCTCGCCCATCGCGGCCTTGTTCTCCCAGATCGGCATGATGAAGTCGAACGCGCCTCGTCGGTAGAGCGAAAGCTCGGAGACGTAGAACGACTCGTAAGACGAGCCGATGAGGGATTCCGATTCCTTGAAACCGATGAACTGGATGAGGGCTTCCGCCTTGTCCTCGGGGTTGTTGAGGAACTTGATCTGCTGTTGGGTCTCCCGGATGTCGATCAGGTCCTGCGGGTAGTTGTCCCAGTGCCGCCTGCCGTCGAGGTACTTGTCCCAGATGTTGCGGCGAATCCACTTGTTGTCCAGGCCGACGTATGCCGACTGCGTGCCAGGGTGGTTCCATGAGAAGTGCATCGCCTTCTGAATGTCATCCGAGTCTTTCCCGCAGTTTAGGACATTCAAGTGATCGACCCCGATAAAGAAATTATGATTGGTTTTGACCGTCATGTCAAATAATTGCTCAGGCTCTTCTATGACCAGGTCTTTCGATCCAAAGCAAATCTGATGCAGTTCCTTGTTACTCTGTAAGCCAAAGCCATATCCCTGCAAAATTCTTCTTTCGTTCCCTGGTATCCTTCGTAATCCTGCCTCAGCTTGTTCACTTTGTCCCAGTTCAGCTTTCCCTGATGCGCTCGTGCGTGCTGCTGATTCTCCGTATTGGTGCACCATTCCAGGTTGTCCACTCGGTTGTCCAAGGTGTCCATGTTCTTGTGGTTCACCTGTGGCTTGCCGTCGGGGTTCGGGATGAAATGGTCCGCAACCAATCGATGCACCTTGTACGGAACCTTCTTGCCGTCCACGTACATCTTCACTTGCAGATAGCCTTTGCCCTTCTTCGCATTGCGTCCCGTCTTGTACGGCTTCAGGAGCGCCCATTGCGGATGGCTGTAGTAGATCGAGCTCAAGACCCTGCCCATATTGCTCACATAGTACCTTGAGCCTGTTCCGCTG